GCAAACTTGACGAGGTAACCGTCATAAACGGTGACCAAGTCGCCTTGGTAAATCGCCCCGGACTGGTTGTCGGCAATCTCGTATCCGTACTGCTTTTGACCGCCAGTGGCGGACAGATTGCCGAGGGCACGCAGACCAAAGGGCTTGTCAACATTAGCCATTTGATGGTTCCTTCAAAAGTGATTACTGGTCTTTCGACCCGCCAAATGATACGCGAGACCTGCGGGTCGGGCGTTCGATGACCATGCTTGAGTGCGCATTGGCCTTCAACAGCTCGTTGTCCGCAGCTTGAAGCTGATCTCCCGCTCGCTGCCGGTAATATGAATTGCGCTCTTCAACGGTCTCATCAGGGATACGAGCCAGAAGCAGCGACCCCACGCTGATCACACCCGCGTGGCGACCGTCTTCAGGACTGGACGAGTGGAAGTCCGGATACTCCTCGGCTCGAACCAGCTCGTAGCCCTCACGCAAGCGCGCGGACACGTTGGTGCGATCCTGAATACCGGCCGATTCCGCCCTGATCCAGCGATGTTTGAATCCCGGAGGAGGCTCAGGAGCATCCAGTCGGGAAGGAGCCTGCCACGGACGACGTCGCGTGATCTTCGCACGCAACTCAGAGTCGCGCGAAGCACGGTTGAGGGCAGGGCCTGCCCCAATGGTCGGTTTAACGTCACTCATGATCAATCCTTCACGTACTTGGCATATTCCTCAAGCGGAACACCCAGTTTTTTGGCAATGGCCACCTGACTCGGGGTCAGTCTAACCGTGCGGCGTGTAGCTTGGTTAACACCAGATGATCTGGAAGCGGGTGCGACCGGCTGCACGTTACGCGTCGACCCGTTTGGCGTACCAGAGAACTTCCGTGGAAAGGCGTCTCGAATACGTTTGTCCAACTCATGATAATACTCGTCTGAGCTGGCGTCAAACCCCTCCGCTTCAATCAGTTGACGATGTATGCCCCACGCAGCATGCGTCATGGCCGTGTCTCGACCATACCAAGGGTTGCGCTCGGCCCACTCCTCTACCTTCGGATCAACCTGCCGCTGTTGAACAGGCTGCTGGGGCTGCTGAGGCTGCTGAGGCTGTTGCTGCTGGGCCGCGAAGCTTTCCGCGTAAGCCTGACGCTGCGCGTCTTGCGACCGAACATGCGCCTGCTCCAAAGCCAGTGACGTCAACCGCTGCTGTGCCTCGGTCTCAGTATCAATGTCGCCTTCTTCACGCGCCTTTTTGATGATCTGCTTTAGCGCCATCAACTGCGTCTCGATACGGCCCGTCGCCTCGGCCACACGCTGCTGATCCGTGTTCAGGTACTGCTGTTCGATCTGCTGCGAGCGCGCCTGAACGCTTCGTGCATACTCCAGAGCAGCCTGTTCACGACGCTGCGTCTCCCGCAGCCGCGCGGTCAGCTTGTCGATCCGCTTTTTAACATTTTCGCTGTATTGATCCAGCTCGCCTCGGTCTGCCGAATCACCTTGATCGCTGCCGGTGGCAACAACCTCCGGCGGCTGAGGCTTTCCCAAAAGCTCGGACTTCCCGTCCTCACTAAGTTGAACCGTTGCCGGCTCTTCATCTTCGCCAATCTTGAACTCCAACTGCTCGGTATTCATACCGCTCTCCTTTACATGTGCAAAACGTCGTCAGGATCATTGACCACGCCCAAGACCTCATCGTCATTGATGAGGCGGATCTCACCGCCGTCGATGGGAATGCGAGCCCCGGCGTAGCGGCCAAAAATGATCCAATCCCCCTGCTTGCACCACGCACCGCTCGGGAATTTTGACTCATCGGCATACGCCAGCTCACCGACCTTCAGCACATACCCACAAACCGTGGTCAGATTGGATCGGCGCTGCGTTTCCTCAGAGAGGACAATGCCTCCCTTGGTCTTTTCAGCCCCGCGATACGGCAAAATGGCAAGCCGCCAACCAGTCGGCGTTGGAATGCGATCCAAAACCGCCTGATGCAGCTTTGCCGGGTCAAATCCTGACTCCGTGTACGAGTCCTCAAGCTTTGGGCCTGCGCTCGCGGCTTCCTCGCGCCACTTGCGCTCCAAGGCCGTCAGGTTTTCGCTTTCTTGCGTCTCTACAGCACTCATGTTCACCTCTCAGTTAAGTAAATCGTCGTCCGTGTGCTTCTTCAGGAGTGCTTTCACGGAATCTTCGACCATTTTCAAACCTTCAAGGCGACCCATCATGAAGCGATAGCGCTCCATGTCAGCGATCGTGCCGTTCAGCACAATCTGCTCTGACTGATGCTGTAGCTTTCTGACTTCCTTGAGAACTGCTTCTGCAAATTCGAGCATGGTGATTCCATGAAAGCAGCCGGTTTAACGCACCGGCTGATGGCGTTGCTGCCAGACGCTCAGTATATGCGAACCGGACGCGTCCCGTCCTTCTTCTTCACAATGGCCACCGCCTTTTGCACGCCCTTGGGCTCGGAAATCATTGTCCCGCCCTTGGCCATCTTACGCGCCTTGCCCGCCTTGTCATACGCAATGGCCGCCGCCTGCTTGGTGGCCGCACCTACGCTCTTCGGCTTGCTGGTGCCCAGCTTGCCGGACTCCTTGTACGACCGAACCATCTCTCCGATGTTGGAACTGATGGTCTTTTGACCCGACCCACGTTTAAGCGGCATTTGAAACCCCTTTTGGCTGCATCGTTTTGATCTCCTGCAAGCGCAGGCGCTGCTGATTGATCTGGTTGTTCTGCTGCACCTTCTGCTGGTCAAGCCCCAAGCGCTGCTGATCCAACTGGATCCTCTGCTGGTCGGCCTGCGCACGCTGCTGGATCTCCATGCGCTTCAACTCGATCAACGGATCCTCACCCCCCTCGCCGGACAGCTTGCCCTGCATGTCCCGCATCTCCTGCATATAGGTCGCGACCTTGATCGCCACCATCCCCTCCTTCTGAATGGCCGAAACCATCCGCTCAGGATCCGTCCCATACATCTTGAAGAGCTCCACCTCGACATCCTCTTCGGCTTTCAGGCGGATGTGCTCCAAAATATGCTTCTGCAACTCCATCGCCGCAATCGGACTGGCCTGCAACATCGGCGAAAAGCCCATCATCAGGTGCGCGGCGATGTGCGCATCATGCTGCTGCCCCGCAAAGGCCTTCAACTTCATCCCGTTCAACACATCACTGTTCTCGGCCGCCGGATCACGGGGCATATTCGTATTCTGCGGCAGCAAAATGCCGTCAATGTCCCGAATATTGAGCGCCGCATACATCCGATAGTACGCCTCGTACATGTTGTGCATGTTCGGCGCGCTCTGGGCAAGCTGCAACTGCATCTGCGCAAGCTGAATCCGCTGCGCCGTGCTGAAAATGTTCGGATCAGCCACCGGCTGCACCGACACCATGTTGCTGAAGTCCGCTTTTTTGATGCGCCGGCTCGCTCCCGGCACGTCATACGGGTACTCATTCGGCAAATAATGCGCAAAACCCTCAAAAAGCAGCTTGAATTCCAGCGTTTGCGCGTAGTGCAGGCGCTTGTGGATGCTCGACATGACCATCGAGCCGCGTTCCAAGAGCGCAAGCGTCGTTCCGACCTGCGCATACTGGTTTCCATCACCCACTTGCATGTCCGCCGTGCTCGACAACCGCTTTCCAGCGTCCACCAAAAAGCCCAAAAGCTGAAAAAGCGTCTGCGAAGGCTCTTTGTACGGCAACGGAAGCAGCGACGCACTCAACTCCGCCCCGCCCGCGTCAATATCCCGCCACTCACCCGGCTGAATCGGGTCCGAATCGTCCGCGATCCGCGCTCCTTTGGCCTTGAACCCCGCCGGCAAGTTCGACAACGTGCCCGCATCAATCAACTGACGCAACGCACTGGTCGCCGCCTTCGACAAACCACCAATCAAGTGCACAAAACCAAGGCCATAGGCCCCCGGACCCTCGACCAAGACGTAGTGCACGAAGTAATTCCGACGGTTTTTCTGCTCATCCTCCTCCCGCCAGTTCCTCCGAATGCCCACAACCTGATTCGTGTCCTCGGCCAACGTCACCACATACGGCAACTTCACCCCCGTTGGCCGGTCATCCTCGTCCTTGTCCTCAAATCCGGGGATGTCCAAGTCCACCAACTGCTCAAGCAGAAACACCTCGCCAATATCATCCGTCGGCTGAACCCCCACCACCTTGTCGGTGGCCGCCTGAATCGGGCTCGGATCCGCCGGCGTCGCCGACGTGTCGATCGGAATGTCCAAATACTCCCCAGCCAACACCCGCTTGCGGTACTCGTTCGAGTCCATTGCAATACGGTGCGTCAAGCGCGGGCACTGGGACACGACACTTGAACCGCTGTACGGAATGTAGACATCGTCCGCCAAGCAAAGCTTCGACACCATCCGCTTCAACTGATGGTCGTAATACACCTTCTTGAACGTCGAGCCGCCGTATCCCGTGTAAAACAGGAGCTGGTCGAACTCCGGCGTGTACTCCTCCATCACGCTCGTGATCTGATAATTCATGAAGTCCTGCACGCGAGACGCCTGCTGGTACTTCTCCACCGTCTCCTTGCCCATGATCTGCGTGCGAACAGGCCCTCCAGCCGGCATCAGCTCCTTCAAGGCCTGTGCCTGAAACTGGATGATCGCCTCCATCAGCATCGGATGCGCTACACCCGCTGCCCCTCGGAACGGCTTGGTGCGCTCCTCCATCTTCAAGCCCAACAGATCAAGGCCCTTGGCGAACATGTTCTCCCAGTCGGACCGCGAACCCTTGTCCGCCTCAAACATCGCCGACACGTCAATCGAAACCTTGGCCAAGACCTCCGGCTCAATCACCCCCGCAAGGTTGGCATAGAAGTCAACGTCTTCAGCCTCCTCCTCACCGATCGCGACCGTCGCACCACCGTCCTCATCGATCTCGATCTCAATGTCAATCGGCGCATCGTTCAGCGCAATGATGCCCATGGACGGGGCAGGATTTACAGCTTTGTCAATCGGCATGATGGTTCCTCGGCGTTACCTAAAACGCGCAGTTTTCTTGGCAATGGTCTTGGGCTGCTTGACGAACTGCTTGCCCGCAGCCTTGCCAGCCCGCTTGGCTTTTGTGGTTGCTGCGTACTCCTGCGAAGACAAAGACTGGATGGCAGCCTCCGGCAGATAACGCTCACCCGTCTTGCTTGACGGCTTCCCGGACTTGGTCCGCCACTTCTGACTCGTCCAGTCCTTCAACGACTGCTGCGGCGCTTTCAATCTTTATACCCCCCGCCCTTGGCCTTGTACTGCTTCGCCAAAAGCTGCGCTTTCCTCGCGGACCACTGGCCCGCCGCCGTGCCCTGCGTCGCAGAAGCCTTGATCTTGCTGAACAAGGCCTTCCGCATCCCGGGCTTCGTGTAGTTGCCTGCCTGATTCACACGACTCTTGGTTGCCATGGCTGTGTCCTCGCTTAAGCGGCCATCAGTCTATCAAGCTGGGCCCGAGCGGTCGAGGTGTTGACCGGGCCGCCTTGGGCAAAGCCCCGTCCAAGTTGATCCCCTAGCTTTGACATCCACGTGTCCAAGATCTCTTGTGGCATCTCGCTTTCAACCGCCATCTGCCTTAGCTCATCCAAAGTGTAAAAGCCCGGAGGGATAGTCTTTGAAAACCCCGGCAGGCGTTGCCCTTCGGTCACCTGCACCATGCCCGCGTTTCGTAAATCCTTGACCTCGGACCAATTACCGCTCTTGATGAAGTCCTGCACAAAGGGAAGGTACTCCTCCTTGGGCTTGGCGTTGCCCTTGCCTTTGATTTGTTTAATTACAGGGGGTATTGTTCCTAAAATAGCGTTTGCCGCATCATTAAGACGATCCACAGGCTCGCCGCCCTGTTGGGCATGGAGCTGCTTCCCCAGGTTGTATATTTGTTTTTCTACCTCTGGGGGCACCGGAGCATTGTTGTAATAACCATCATAACGTAGCTCATACGGGAATTGATTTCCCCTTGCACTGGAGCTCATTAAATGTCTTTCGGGCTGTACCTCAATCGTCACATGTTGCTCGCCCGAAGCGTCCCGCAGGGAAAAGTTCTGACTCTTGCCGGCTATGACATTTGAACAATAGTTCCCAATGCAGTGGCCCATGACATCGCCTTCCTGCTTTAAGACCTCCTTGGTCCGCGTTTCAAGGGCCGTGTCCCTCAAGTACTTTTGAGCGGCCTCCGGAGAGGCCAAGCCCGCCGCGACCACCGTGTCGGTGTTCTTGTCCCGAATGGCCCAAGTTTCCGCGCTCGGCGTCGGCTTGACGATTTCCACGTTCTCCGGCGGCTTCCAATCATCGGCCAGCTTCGGCTTCAACTCCAGCCACCGATAGCCCTCATCATACTGCTTGACCACCGGCAAATCCGATGCCGCCTTGATCCTTGCCTGCTGCTGGCGCTTGGCCATCATCTTGTCAAACTGGTCCGTTCGCCGAACCGCCTGCTCCACACTGAGGTTGTCCAAGCGCTTGGGATCTAGACGACCCGCCTGAATGTCCCCACGCAAAACGTCCACGACGTGGTCAAAGCCAAGCCCAGACAAAGTGTCAGAAGTCAGGCCGTAAACCATCTCATCAGGAGGCAAATTCCGCAAACCCGGTTGACGAGCAAGGGTGTCTTCAGGCAACTCATCAGCACGCTTCGTGGACACCAATGAATCCCCCAAATTTTCCAAAGCCTTGGCGACCGGCCCACGGGCCATGCCTTCTGCTGGAAAGCCGGCGGCTGGGCGCTCTCTAGCCAGCCAAGGGTAGGTGTCCACATACTCTGCCCGGGCTAAAGGTGCTACTGAAATTCCAGACTCAGCCAGCTCCCGCAGCGGGTCCTTGGGCGAGGCAAACTCCCGTTTGATGTAGTTCCCAAGGTTGCGGTCGATCCACGTGTTGAGCGCAAGATCCCCCGGGTCCCATAGCTTTTTTGCCTCATCCACAGAAATTCCCAAGGCCTTTGCGGTCTGCTCCGGACTTCTCATGCCGTACTGATCCGTCCGCTTGATCGAATCCAACTCCCTGTCCACATTTGCCTGAAACCAGCTCCCGCCTTTGGGCTTGATCACATGCGACGCACCCGCCGGGCCCAGCGCTTGGTTGTACTTCTGAAAGTCCTCGGCCAACATCCGCGCGGCTTCCCCCGTCTTCTCCGCGCCCTTGGCCGCTGCACGCACAGGTGCCGCCGGGTTGACAAAGTTGCTGGCAAAGTCCGCAGCCGAGTACACCGCCCGCTGCGTCGGATCCGTAGGCGGCTCAGGCCTCACCCCCAAATCCGTCATCTTCTGCTTGATCCAGTCACTGCCCATGACCGGCTTCTCCGACCCCAACCCCGTCGGCGTCAACAACAAGTTCACAATATCCACCGGCGCACCCACAAGGTTGTACGGCATGTTCGCCACACCCTGCAACGCCGCACGGTTCAAGGCCTCGTTCTGCTCCGGCGTCGCGCGCTTGCGAGTGCGGCTTTGCAAAGGCCGGCCCGACCGGATTGGGTCGTCTCGGGCGTCGAGCTCGTCCAGATAGCTCCGCGACTCCGATGTTTCACGTGAAACATCGCCGCCCTCGGCGCGCTTGATGATCAACTCTTCCAAGGGAATAATCTCCCGGCCCCCATCCCTTTTGTAGCTTTGAGACGGCAGCACAAGCCTCCGCTCTTCCGGCGTCAAAAACTGCCGCGCTTCAACCGCCCGGGATTCGGCCTCCCCCAGCAATCGCTCGTAATAAAGACGTGCAGCCGTCTTCTGCGCCTCAATGTCAAGATTTTTGGCGTTCGTTTTCCTAAAGCCCAAATAGTCCTGATAACTCTGCTTGACCTCGGGCGTGATCTTGTCCGTCTTCCACGCGTCTCTTGCAAACTCCTGCAACGAAGCAGGCTGCGCCATCTTGGCTCGCAACTCTTTCAAGATCTCGTGCGCACGAGGATCCGTAAACGCCGTCAGCTCAGAACCCCCCAAGCCAAACCCCTCCCGAAACTGGATGTCATGCTGCAACTCATGGAGCATGCCCCGGGCATTTTCGGTCCTGCCACCCGCCGTACCCAACTCAATAACCGCTCCGGGCTGTCCGCCAGCGGTCAAAACACTCTTGGTCTCATACGGATTCGTGCGAACCAAAATATCCCTCAGCTCCGGGTAGTTCTCATAAAGCTCCGGATGCTGAAAAACCATACCAGCAGGGCCCCTCGATACCTGACCCCGGTGCTGCGCCGCTTGGTCCGAGATCTCCTGCCGCCACTTCCCGTCCGGTGCCTTAAAGTTCCCCGTCTGCTGCCAGATCTCATCCGGCGTCGCACCCTGCTTCTCCATCTTCTTGGCCACCGCATTCGCCGCCTTGTTCCAGCCCCGCGCGCCACGGCCAATAAAAATCCCCAAAGCCGCCGGAGCACCAACCCCCGGCATGTTCGCCATGGCCTGACCCGTCTGATACGCCTCCGTCGGATTCAAAGGCTCAGTCGGCTCAAACCCAAAATACCCCTTCGCCCCCTCCCGAACCGGCTCAACCAACCTCTTCAACATCTTGGACGCACTCGACTCCTCCGTCACCGGCTGCTCCTCAGGAGAAGACAAAACCTCCCCGCCCTTCTGAAACCGCCTCCTGATCAACGGCCCACGCAGCAACGTCGGCTGCTCCAAAGTCGGCTCACCCAACGTCCCCCTCATCAACCCACGCGCCGCATCCTCCGCCCTCTTGGCCTTCAACTTGTACTGACGCGCCAACTCCAACATGTCCGACCCCACACCCGCCTTCGGACCCTCAACCTTGCCCCCGGACAACGAACCCAACTCCATCCCCATGTCTTTGCCAAAACCCTTACTGGTCTTGGCCTCCGGACCACGGCCCGCGACCCGCTTCGCAGAAATCCGCTGCAACGAACCCCCACCCTCCGACCCCAAGGACGGCACCGCCAACAACTCATCCAACAAGCCCTTCGACTCACTGTCGTACTCTGGACCAAGCATGGCCGATGCCCCCCTGTCAAGACCTGAACGCCATTCTATCCCTCAGTAGTACTCCGGAACAAGATCCTTGGACGACGGCTCAGGCACATCGTCCGTCTGCAAACTAATAAAATTCCCCTGCCGAAACCGCATCATCGCCATCGTCGTCGAATCCACCATGTCATCATGATCCCCGTTCGGGAACGCCGCACATTCTTCGACCAACTCCTCCGCCCAATCACGGTCCGGGGCCCACACCATCCCCGCCTCAAACATCGGCGCAACCGAATTCGCCCGACTGATCTTGTCCGTCCCAGCCCTCCTCCCGCCCGGACTGTACAAGGTCACCGGAACACTCATCCGCCTCAACTCCTGCTGCAAAGTAATCCCCGTCGCCTTCGCCTCAATCAAAACATTGTCCGGCTGCCAGTGCTCATACTGATCCTTCGCCACCCTCTTCAACTCCGGAAAATCCCACCGCCCCCTCTTGACATCTAACAAAATAATGTTCGCCCCACTGTCCTCCGTCGGGTAAAACACCCCCCACGTCGTAATGACAGAGTAGTCCGCCGTCTCCTTCTTCGAGTACGCCGTGTCCATAGACTGAATAATGTAGTTCACTACCGGCGGATCCTCATGCGGCCACACCCTCCACCACTCCCTCTTCAAAATCGCACCCTCATCATTCGTCGGCTGCTGCTGATACATCGCATTCCACTTCTGCACCGACAAAGACGCCTTGACCCCCTCCAACTCCTCTAACTTCCAAAACTCCGGCCACAACGGCCTGCCAGAAGGCAAAATCGCCGGAAACTCAATCACCTCCCACTTGTCCGCATTGTGACTCGACTGGGCTTTAAGCAAACGTGCCGTCAAATCCTTCGTACCCCACCTCGTCATCACCACCACAATCGCACCACCCGGCTGCAATCGCGTCCTCGGGCCAGAGATATACCACTCCCACGCATTCTCCAAAGCAAGATCACTCATCGCATCCTGCTCCGAATGCGGATCGTCAATAATCAAAACGTCCGCACCCCGCCCAGTCATCGCTCCCCCAACACCCACCGCAAAATACTCCCCTCCCCTGTTCGTATCCCACCTCCCAGCCGCCTTGCTGTCCGCCTTCAAAGTCACATCCGGAAACAAATCCTTGTAAGCCTCCTGATCCATCAAGTCCCGAACCTTCCGTCCAAAACGAACCGCTAACTCACTGTTGTGCGTCGCTTCAATGGCCTTGGTTCGCGGATCACGGCCCATGAGAAACGCAGGCAAAAGGTAGGACGCAAACTCACTCTTCGTGTGCCGGGGAGGCATGTTGATGATCAACCGTTTCAACGTGCCATCAGCAATCCTGTCAAAAGCCGACGCCATCTTCGCGTGATGCGCGCCCAAGATGGCGCTTGGCCAGACGTACTTGACGAAATCGATAAAGTGCATTCGAGCACGGTCCTGCGCTTCAAGCTGCGAGAGCCTCAGCTCCAACCGAAGACGTTCCGCTTCTAACTCTTCAGGGATCAGATTTGACATAACGAATCGCTTTCTGAACAAAAAATAATGGGGTGGGGTGCAGCAATCATAAAACAAGGGGGTGGTTTTATAAAACAGGGGTGGGGGCCCCTTCAAGCAGCCGGGAAAGGGGGACCCAATTCTGTTTTGGACAACATCTACCGTGTGAAATCGGGCTAAAGCCGGCGCAGCCGGCGCACCGGCCGTTTTTTCGGGCCGGGGGCCACGGGCCGCGCATTGTGCCGGCCGGGCTGGGGCCCCGGGGCCGGCGGGCCTGGACGGCGGGCCTGGACGGCGGGCCTGGACGGCGGGCCTGGACGGCGGGCCTGGACGGCGGGCCGGCGGGCCACGGGCCGGCGGACGGCGGGCCGGCGGGCCACGGGCCGCGATACACGGGCCACGGATCAGGCGCAGGGGGCGTGCGCCGAGCGGCCTAGAATCGGCCACGGCGGCCGACGGGCCATGACGGCCCGGGCCATGACGGCCCGGGCTGGGACAGATACCCCGACGAAAAAAAACCCGGCACGCGGCCGGGCTGGAAGGGGGGAAAGGGCCGGACTACGCGCGATCGACGCGCACGCCTCCCCGGGGGCCGAGTGAGAGCACAAAATCGGGATACTCGTCGACAAGATCCCGACTCGGTGCGATATGAACAGTCGCCTCGATCGACTGCCCGTATCGATCGAGCTCCCCGGCGACGGCACGGAAAGCCGCGATCGCGGCCGCACGCGACCGATACGCGATCGCGCGATCAAGCGAATCAGCCCCTACGCGGAGGAAAAACTTGTTGCGCATTGTTCAGGCCCCCCTTAGCTGATACGGGCCATGATGGCCATGGCTTTATCCCGAAGACTCTCGGCCCGGATATCCCTAGCCGTCAGACGGTACACGGGCTCAATCGTGTACTGATTACGGCCCAGCATGCGGCGGAAAGCCGCACGGCCCGTGGCCTCTTCAAGGGCCGCCGCACGGTTGAACAAGGCTTGCGCATGCGCGTACAGAGCATGCGCAGTAGCGGGCGGGATAAACCGACCGCGATCATCAAAAGTACGGAAAATCATCTGTATCCCTTTCTGAAAAAAAAACCCGGGCGACGTGCCCGGGCTCAAGTGTAATTGAAAGTCGCCTCAGGGTACAAGGGCCCCGAATTGATCGAGTGTTAAGACAACGAGGGCCACGGCTAGAACGGCCCCCGTAGCTATGTGGAGAAATCGATCTATCACGATCAGGCGACGAGCTCTAGCAGGGAGCCCGCATCCGCCTCAAAAGCCACTCGCTCCGCCTGATGCGGTATCGATCGAGCGTATGCCGTGGCCCCTGTAATCGCGTCGAAAACGGTCTCAATCGGCCGGCCCTCATCCAAAACATGAGCATGCTCGATACGCTTCGCGACGCGCGGCCCGAAGCGTTTAGCTAACCATTCCGACGCCCGATCAAGCTTCGAGCTCTGGGCTGCAAGTATCGTATCGCGCGTTACGCTTTCCGTGGCTTGCGCATACGCCACTAGTGCCGGCTGTATCTGTTCTAAAAAACGATCCGGGGCGCTTGCAGTATGCCGAATAGATATCTGGGCGAGTTCTTGAGCCCCCCAGACGATTCTATTCGCGCAAACGAAATCAAAAAGAAAAGCCTTAAGCGCGAGCGTGCCGCCGCCGACCTCGCTGTTAGTCAAGAAAAAGCCCCGCGCCATTGTGCCGGTCTGACCGTCGCGGCGATTAGGGACGCTGATTCGATTGTCTTCGTCAGCAAGGAAAACGAAGAAATCACGATCCCCGCCAAATAGCGTTGTATTGTCCTTCGTGACGAATTCAAGGGCCTGACCCCGAATGCCGGGCACTCGCCAATCGCCCGATACACCATCACCGAACCGATCAATCAGGGCGGCCAGTACGTCACTATCCCAGATCCGGCCGTATCTCGGGCCCGTGGCGGCCCGTAGCTGTACACCATCATTTGAACGCGTCAACAAAACCCCAACATCTTCGACGTCGCGAGTCTGAAGGCCAAAATCGATACAGTCGGCGGCCAGTGGGGCCGGCAGATCGCGAAGATAACCGGCCGGGGCCCCGGCCAGATTCGCGAGCTGGCCGAATGACCAATGAGTCGGGTTCACTTCGTGGCCGGACGGACCGACGATCGCGAGCCCCCGGCCGTCGTCGACCGTCGCGCACCGAAGCGCGCGCGAGCTCACTACCGAAGCTTTCGAGATCGCCCGCCGGGCGACGGCCGCCGCGTGCATTTCCGGCAGCGAGGTGAAACGCTCGTCGGCCGGGCGAGTCGCCCACTGACGGCTAGCTTGCATAAGTTCCATTTTGCATTCTCCAATCTACTAGGTTGACGCGGGCCCGGACGAGCCCGCTAAAACGAATACTAACGAAGAAAAAAATAAGTTGTCAAGCGGCCCGGCCGATATCCCCGACAACATGATGGCGGAGCATTGACCCGGCAGGGAGCGAGCCCGCAAAGTCGCGCACGGCCGACGCATCATCCACGGCTCCCTTCGATCTGGCCGCTTCCCACTGCAGCCTGACCGGGCCAAGCTCGCCATAGCATCCGCCGGCTGTATCTTGGCCGACGAGGCGAGCGCGCGAGCCGTGGCCTGTAAAAACGATCACATAATCCCGATCGGCCCGTGCGCACAGTGGCCGGCCCTTTCCGCCACAATTGGCGCAGTTGACGGGCTCGCTCGTCTCGGCCGGGCAACGGACGAAGCGCACGCCATCGATTCGCTGGGGCCATTGATCGGCCGACTCGGCCGGCGCAGCCAAAACGGCCGGCCGGCCAGCACGCACGGCCGAAAGGGCCTGATCGGGCGAGTCGGTCGACGCATTGATGACGGTTTCCCCTTCGGCCGGGACGGGCAAAAGGGCGGCCGGGAAATGGGAATAAGTCCACGCGATGCCCCCAGGCGGCACGGCCTGACGCACGGCCGCGAGATATTCGGCGTCAATCAATGCCGCACCATGTGCCCCGTGGGGATTGAGCGCGCACGAGCTCGGACACGTCGCGAACGCGTGATGAGCTCCGGCCCGGTAGGTAACCGCGATCGGGCCGGTTTTTTTGTTGCCTGATTTTGTGACGGTCTTAAGCATGGCAATCCTTTCTCACTTTCTCTCGGCGGTCACGGGATGCGACCGCACAAACCGAAGCGTATCACCTACTTTC